GTCGCTGTCGGTTGGCTCGTAAGCAACGGCCTTAGCCGTTGACTTTTTGGCCTTCTTTGGCTTCTCGACGACGGTCTCTGGCTCCGCCTGAACGGGGGCGGACGCGTAGACGGCGGCTTCAGGCGATGGGTTGCTGAGTCGCTCGACGGCCACCAAGGCCTCGGTTACGTGGGCCTGGACATCGGCCGCCTCGGCGACGATGTCTACCGAGATTTCGTTTTCTGTTTTGAAAGTGATGTGAATCATTTTTTACGCTCCATAAAGTTCAAGAAGTCCGCGGGTCTTACGAGCTACGGTGTTTTGGATTGCCTCGTCAATCGATTTGTCGAGGTAAGCAATTCTAGCCAGGATTTGACTTTTTTGTCCAATTCTTCGTGCGCGGTAGATCGCCTGTTCGTTGTCAGAGGGGACCCACGACGACTCGGCGAACACGATCCGGGACGCCGCCGTCAAAGTGACCGCCGTCGAACAGGCCTGTATTTGTCCAATAAAAACACGGACTTGCGGGTCTGCTTGAAACGAATCGATGGCCTCTTGGCGGGTCTTGTCGCTGTCGCCGCCACGAACAAATACCGGATAAAAATCTTTCAGTTCGTTGTAAATGCGCAACAGAACGTCGCGGTGGTGAACGAACACGATTATTTTTTCACCGGGCAGCTGGTTGAGCTCTTCACGAATCAGGTCGGCCACGGGCTTGGCTTTGGCCAGGCCGCACACTCGACGGAACGCCGCGATGTGTGGATCAGAGTCCGGCACCTGCTCGCCGGAATCCAGACGGTGGGCCAACTCTTGCACCTCGGGCGTAATCTCGAGCCTCTTCACTTCCTCGAGGGCCGCATCCGCGTCAAGCGCCCAGGTCGACAGCAAGACTTTCGGCATATCGGGGATGACGTCTTCCGGAAGCCGGCGCAGCATCACGCCGTTGAGCGCTTCGCGCAATTGCGGCAGGTTTTTGTTGCCGAAGAATTTAATCCCGTGCGCGCCGGGCTCATACCTGGTGTAGGTGTTGATCCAGTCCGCGTAGGTTTTGCCGTTGGGCGCTAACTCTGGCCACAGCGCGCGTATGTGTGGGAACAACTCGCTGGCGTTGTTTGGCGTCGGGGTGCCGGTCAGAAGCCACACCCGCTTGGCCGCGCCGGCCACGCCGTTATTGTGGCAGTGTGGGCCATACAGGGCCTTGGTCCGACTTGAGTCTCGGCTTTTGCAGTAGTGGGCCTCGTCGACGATGAGCACGTCTGGCCGCCACTGTATCCAGTCTTTTCGAAGCGCGCGATCGAGAGCCAGCTCGTTGTAGCTCGCCACCTTAACCTCTGGGCAGAACACGCTCCACCTGTCAAACTCCCGGCGCCAGTTGACACGGGCAACCGCCGGGCACACGACGCACACACGTCCCGCGCCAACCATATCGGCGGCTATGATGGCCTGGACGGTCTTACCCAGGCCCATCTTATCGGCCAGCAGCGCGTGTTTGCGCTTGGCCAGGAACTCCGCCCCCTCCAGCTGGTACGCAAACGGGACGTAGTCAGAGGCTTTGGAGTTGCCGCAGGCCGTATAGTGCGATGAGCGCGGCGTCTGATCTGCCGTCGTCTTTTTTGCGTTTGAATAGGTCGGCGTGTTGGGGGAACTCTTGCGCGGCTCGCTCACGGCTTCCATCTTTCCCCCGCACTTTCATGGCCCGCTGCCAGGTCTGCGGAGGGACCTTCACTATGGCGTGGCCACACACCGCCAGCGCGCCCTCCACGATCCCCAGGGCGCGGCCGAAAGCGAACATCGACGACACGCCTTGCCCCGGCATGGCCCCAACCTGCTCGACATAAGCCGCAGCCACCGGCAGTTCGCCCAGGTCCCTCAAGGCCTGAGCAAGTTGCGCAGGGTCGACCTCGGTGACGACACGCGTTGATGTTTTGCGCGTGGCCGTCGGCGTATCGAATAGCCGAAGGCGCCCGTCGCTGGACACCAAGGCCACCGCGCCCCGAGCTCCGGGGTCCACCCCTATGCACCAAAAGGCCATCAGTCTCTGCCCATGGCTGAGCGGGTGATAGACAGCTCGGCGAGCATGCGGGTGTGTGCCTCGGCGAGGCGGTCGATCGAAGACATGCGCGGCTCGACGCGGCCGTGGCGCCAGCGTGAAACGACGCTCGGGTCGATGCCGGCCTCTCGGCACACCCGACACACGTTGAAGGGACCCTCTTCGATCTCATGGAGTACATCATTGAGGTAGTAAGTCGCTGTGGTGTTGTTCATAATCTGTAAAAGTCAAATTTTTATTGACATTTTACAGACAAAGAAATATCCCGGCCTTTCACCGGGTGGGCGGCATGTCCAAAACCGCTCTGGCCAATTACGACTACCGAGGTTTTCGCCCCAGCATCGGCCCGCGCTTCTCACTCACGTCGGGGTTAGGGCGCGAGTGCGGCGCCCGGAATCAACGCGCCATGGCAAGGCGCAGCCGACCCGACTATCGGCTAGAGTGTGCGCCGGTCAGATCCGCCGGTCGCGCGTAAGGCCCGTTGGCGCTTCTCGAAGTCTTCTCGACACCAAGAGTCACAAAAGGCCCCGCGGTCCAGCGGCTCTTCACAGTTAAGGCAGCACCCTGTCGCGTCAATCTGTTCTGTCTTCCGACGTTGCTCGTGGATCCTAGCCGCGAGGTACGTCTCAAATGAGTCCTGTGCGATGTCGACTATATCGGCCATCTCTGATCTCACTTCTTGCGGGACTCGCCGTTCCACGGCGTAAGTGTCGCGCGGACCTCCTGGTGAAGGTCTCCGTTTTCGTCGGTTGCGCTAGAGGCCCCAGCGGCGCGGCGGGCGCGGTCGATGACGTCAGACACTCTTGCAAGAGGAACCCCGACTATAGCCTCTTCAGGGCTCAATACGCGGGGGGCGCGGTCGACAACCCGACCACGCAAGGCCAGCAACAAAAAGGCTATGGTGGTGGCCAGGTAATAGTTCTGCTCTTCTTCGTTTTCGGCGCACGCAAACTCGGCCAGGTTGCGAGTGGCGCGGCCTATGGCGTACGCTTCGCCGAAAATATCAACCATGCCGGCGGCGTCTTCGGCGCCCTCGATCTCGGCGAGGTGCTCAGCTACAACTTGGTGGCCCTGAAGCAGCAGCTCTGTCAGCTCTGCGAAGTGGGGCTCTTGGGTGTGTTCGTTTTGCATTTGACTGAATCCTTTGAAAATCGTTTTTCAACGTCCAACGTGCGGTCCGCATAAGCCCACACGCTGGGCGCTTGTTCATAACACCGGCGCAGCATCTCCTCAAGCCGGCGCGCCGTAAGGTGGCGGGTCGGCTCGTACGCTACGGGCCTCTCGTCAAACGAGCGCCGCTGCCTTTTTCGATACTCGCTCGTCATGCCAGGCTCGGATGCAATCGGCGCTGGCCGCAGCGTAAGTCGTCTGCTCCTCCAGGGTGTCGCCGGTGATGCGGTTAAAAGCGGACCAACCTTGGCCTTTGGCGATCACGGTGTAGGGGTTTTCGGCTTCCCGGAACACGGAGTCACGGGCGCTGGCTTCGAGGTTGCTTTTGATCAGTTGCTCAAGGGGTCTCATGGTTTGTTCTCCAGGGTTACATTGTGACAGGGTTTAGATCAGGCGGCTGCGGCTTCAGAGAGTCGCTTGCCGTTTGGCAGGAAAAAATACTCGCGATTGAAAGCGCCCCACTTTTTGGCGCGGGGGCCAATCAAGGCGCCGCCGTTGGTTTTTTCTCGGTACACAGCGATGCAGTCCTGGTCGAGGTCTTCGGCCACACGATTGAACAGCTGCACGATGAGCAGGGGGTTTTCGTTCAAGGACGACACCTCTGCGACCAGGGTCGGCTCGCTGTCCGACTCAAGAACCGTCTCCTTGTTGATCAAGAAATCGTTGGCGTTCAGGATCTGTCGGGCCAGCTCAACGGCCACGACGTTTGAGGAGTCTGCAGTGTTCAGGCCGATGTTGACGATAAAGGTTTTTGCGGACATGTTGATTTCCTTGGTTGGTTGAAAAATATCTCGATGCGTGTATTTCACCACGTTTTTGACCTATTTTTTATTCCAGCAAGAAAATAAATCAGCGTGTTGTTTTTCTGCAACTTTCTTTTCTTTTATTGGGCGGGGGCAATTTTGTGGTACGTCGACCACGCACCAGATCGCGCTGTAACGCCCGCGGGGGTTTTGCAAATTCCAGCGGTCGATGTACGCGTCGGGCATATTGTGCAGACTGGTGTGGATGGTCGAAGACGGGGTGTTGTCTCCCAGTATCTCGATGATCTGGCTTGCTGTCAGCCCGTCTGGGTGCTGGCGCAGTATGTCGCGCAACAACGGCGCCAACTGCTTGCGGGTTCGGTTGCGCTTCTTTGGCGCAGGCTTGGTGGTTATCGACTCACCGACGGGCGACAGACGGCGCTGCAGCCTCTGCCAGGCGGCGCC